TCTGAGGTTGCACTTGTTGCTCCATCAGTTGGTTGATAAAATACAAACAACCTGATACAATAAGGAGACCCTCACAAAAGGGTCTCTTTTTTTATTCTTTTATAGATACACTAGTTAAATTATTCTCATGAAAATCTTTCTGGATACTGCTGACACAGAAATTATTAAAAAGCATTTTGCTACAGGACTTATAGATGGGGTGACAACTAACCCAACTCTCATTAGGAAGAGTGGTAGAGATCCTGAAGAGGTCTACCAGGAACTTGCTGAAGAGGGTGTAAGAGATATCAGTATGGAAGTAGTAGGTAATAGTGATACAATGACCTCTGAGGGTCTTAGACTTGCCTCTAAGTTCCAAGAAGTAGCAACCATTAAGGTTCCTTGTTCACCTGATGGTCTTCTTACTTGTGCTCATCTCTCAAGAGATAATATTAAGGTCAATGTTACATTGATTTTTGATGCAGCACAGGCAATACTTGCTGCTAAAGCAGGTGCTACATATGTTTCACCATTTGTAGGAAGGCTTGACGATAACTCGGTGAATGGGTTAGATGTTATAAAGGATATTTCTGAAATCTATCAGAAACATTGGATTAAAACTGAGATTTTATCTGCTTCTATTAGAGGAGTTAAAGCAGTATCTACATCGTTTGCTCTCGGTGCTCAAGTAGTTACAATGCCACCATCAGTATTTGAGAAGATGTATAATCATGTTCTTACTGATAAAGGATTACAATTATTTGATGCCGATTGGGCTTCAGTAGTTGCTCAAACTAAATAAATTTTTAAATAGGCAGCATGAATTTCACGGTTTATTCTAAGGAAGGATGTCCTTTTTGCACAAAAGTAGTTCAAGTGCTACAGTTAGCAAAGTTAAACCATGTTGTTTATAAACTTGATGATCACTTTGATCGACCAAGTTTTTATGGACAGTTTGGTGAAGGATCTACTTTTCCTCAAGTGGTTCTTAATGGAACTAATCTTGGTGGATGCACAGAAACAGTTCAGTACTTAAAGGAAAACAAATTAGTCTAATGAAAGACGATTTTGAAAATGTATATGATATGATAGAACATGCAATAGAACTTGCGTTTGTAGGTAAAATGCAACTCAAGTTCTATGAGTTTCTAAAGTATCGGAAGACCACAAGAGCAGAGGTCGATGCTTTTCTTCAGAGTTCTACTGCAAAAGAACTTGCTGATGAAGTGGTAGAATTACAAGAGTATATTAAGGGAGGTAAAGACAACTTACATCAACAATTGCGTGAGGCATATGGGCATATCTCCAAACCTCAAGCAAGAAAAATAAAAGCATACTTGGGAGGCATCCTTGAAGATGCAGTGAGGTATAGTAATGACCGAAAGCCAGGAAGAAGAAAAAAGAAATCTAAATAAAGACAAACCCGAAATGAATCGGGGTGTGGAACTATTATTACGCAACAGGAGAAGGAAACCAGAAAGACCCAAAACCTTTCAAGTAAAATTTGGAAAACTAATTGCTTTATGGAATAGAGAAATTATCTTTCACTTTAATTTTTACTTGGATATTAAAAAAAAGTAAATCTCTGGGAGGAGTATTATGGAAACTACCATAGTAACATTGACACTTACAACAGTTGTGTCATTTCTTGCATTATTAGTAGGAGGTATGATAGGATGGATGGCAAGACAGCATTCATATGAAACAACACCTCAAGTAGTGTATACTCATCCAGAAATGTTTGATGAGAATGGCCAGTTAGTTCCCGATGAAATTTTAGCCCTAAGAATTGAAAACAATTATGACATCAACACCGAAGAAACCGAGGAAGAGTAGCACTGTAGTAGCAAAAAAGAAAACTGCTCCTACACTTCCACCTAATCCATTTGTCCATGAGATTTTAGATTATGTTGGCAAACAAAAATCTAAGATTGCAAAGGTAGAAGCATTAAAAGAACATCGTAATGATGCATTAGTCTCTATTCTTATATGGAATTTTGATGAGACAGTTCTTTCTTTAATTCCAGAAGGAGATGTTCCTTTTACACCTAATGATAGTCCATTAGGAACAGATCATACTTCTCTTCGTAGAGAAGCAAAGAATCTATATCACTTTGTGAAAGGTGGTAATGATAGTTTAAATGGTATTCGTCGTGAGACTATGTTCATTCAAATGCTTGAAGGTCTTCATCCTGATGAAGCAAATATTATAATACTTGCAAAGGATAAGAGATTGTCTGATCAATATGCAATAACCTATGATCAGGTTAAAGAAGCCTATCCAGATATTACATGGGGTGGTAGGTCATGACTACTAAAGTAGAGAAGGAGGAGAAATTGGCTGAACCACCTAAGAAACCAGAACCTAAATTTGATCCTTCAGACTATTCTTGTGAAATTATTCAAGAGAAAACAACTCAGGAGAAAGCACTTGATAGAAAACTTCCTACTGATGCATTTAATGTAACTTATATTGTGGAAGGAGAGACACGTTTAGATGTCACTAGATCTTCTAAGATGGTAAATGTTTTTGATATGTATTATGATAGGTATGGTAAAGGTTCGGTTCAGAGGATTGATTTTGGACACGGTACGGTAAACCCTGGTCAATGGGGTTATAAAGCACCACCTAAGAAGGTGAAAAAAAGAAAATGAGCGACGAACTTCGGGATCAAATTAATGACATCATTGAAGGTGAGATTCAGAATGGCATCAATGATTACATAGAACAACAAGGAAAAGGTTTTAAAGGACAGGAATTAAAAGTCAATGTATCACAGGATGAAATTGATAAGATTATAAAGGAATATAAGAGAATAAAAAAACAAGAAAGATCTAATCTATCTCAAGTAAAGAAGATGGGATTGACTGATAAGGATGGGAAACCCTTATGAGTAAGATTGATACTCAAGGGATGAGTGCTCCTATGGATCCTAATTATAAAGGACCAATTAAAGCACAGAAACATAAACCTTGGTTGATTACTCCTCGAAGAGTATTGACTGAAACAATGGTCAAGGAATTAAAGATCCTTATCAATGAAGTATTGGATGAGAGAGAGCACAAGAAGAGATTAAAAGGTGCATATGATGATGTGAAAACATTACCTCCATCGTACTTTGACACAGAACACTTTAGGTATTATGTTGGGGAAGAAGAACCACCCTATCAGGATTGGAGTCAATGAGAACACAAAACAAAGAGAACTATTACTACATCTTTTGGGTTGTAGCAATGATAGCTTTCATAGTTCCTCAAGTCTTTACTGCTATAGCATATCATAGACTTGCTGACTTACTAACTAAACCTATACAAGTGGAACATGTAAATGAGATTAACTGAAGATGTAATTAACAAGATTGCAGTATTGATGCAACACACCAAAATGAATGGTGAAGTTAATTGGAAAGATGGAGATGAGATTGATGTGTGTCTTGGTGGCACATTTGCTGGTGATAAGTTTATATCTATCATCAACCGAACCCGTAGCAACACTACTAAGAAATGAGATTTAAAGCACTCGTACATGTCAGACTAAGAGGATCTGTATCCGATGCTGCTGGTAATGCAGTAATGAATAACACTCAAAGAGTTACTCCCAATCATCAACCACATTTGTTGAGGATTGGTAAGTGTATTGATTTTTGGTTTGATGCAGAGAGTGAAGAGGTAGCAAGAGCAGAGATGGATGAATTGTCTGATAAATTGTTTGCTAATACTGTGATAGAAGATTGGAGTTATGAACTAGAGGAGACTGAAGAAACTGGAATAGGAAACATATCAAATGACAATGCAGGTACTTCTAAACATGCATTGTTTGACGCATGACTCAACATAACTACGAGAACCCTTCTAAGACGCAAGATCTTGGACACGTTGAAGCACAGGTTACTAAAGGTAAGAAGTATTATGATGATCAGGGATGGGAGATTGCTCCACCTATAAGTGATAGAGAATGTATCTATCGTTGTTTAGAGAACTGTCAATCACTTGCTGGTCTTGATAAAAAACAAGTTCAAAGATTGATGGAAGATTTTAAGACTATGAAAACCGAATTTGTAAGAAACGAGGAGTATCCAGTATTATGAGACTAGGAGTTATGTGTTCAGGGAATGGTTCTAACTTTGAGAACATTCATCATGCATGTCCTAAACATGACATTGTTATCATGGTCTACAATAAAAAGAAAGCTAAAGCAAAGAAGAGGGCAGATAGACTAGACATTCCTTCATGTTATAGTAAGAATGAAGATGAGATCATTGCATTGTTTAATGCTTATGAGGTAGATATGATTGTTATGGCAGGTTGGATGAAAATAGTATCGAAGAAATTTTGTGATGAGTTTGCAGGACGTATTATTAATCTTCATCCATCATTACTTCCAAAGTATAAAGGTTTACATGCTGTTGAACAGGCAATGAAAGCAGGTGAAGATGAGACAGGATGTACTGTGCATTTTGTAAATGAATATCTTGATTCTGGTGCTATAATAAAACAACAAGTAGTTCCTATACTACCTAATGATACGGTGGAGTCATTAACCAGAGCAATACAGCAAGCTGAACATCATCTTTTACCATCTGTAATCAATGCTTTTTAAAATGCCATTAAGTACTAAGTATCGTAATGAAATTATAGATATTTGTTGTAGGATAATTTCTACTGATGGAGAAGTATCTTTAAAAGAAAGAATATGGATGAATAAATTGTGTGATCATAATCTTCATGCCAAGGAACTAGTTGGATCTTTATTATCAGATGACATGGTAAATGATGAATTGTAAACTTTTGTATCACATAATACAAAATTACTTGCCTATATAATATACCTGTGTTAGTATTAGCACACATACGTTCAACCTCATTAGAGGTCGCAAGTAAGCCGACTCGGAACGGGTTCGTTCATCCTCTTCGGAGGACGCAAAAGCCGACTGAAGGAACGGGGCAAAAATCCCTACTACTTTGGAGAAAGCCAATGGCAAAAGTCACTTATCGTGGAGTCG